CTTAATCACAAGGTGCTGCGGGATGCTCGTCGATCCGGGCGGCGGGATCGCAATGCCCTTTGACTTCAGGACGATCTCCGGCGGGACACGCTTCGCCAAGTCTCTGGGCAGATCGGCATCAAACCCGAACTGCGGCCAGAGCCTGTAGCCCTTGTACTGGTTATTGGCGTCACCGACAGCGAACGTGGTGACGGCGACGAAGCCATGCTGCTCTGCCGATTCGATCGATTCAGCAACCTTCTCAGAGATGATCGAAATGACCTTCTGCTGGTCAGCACCGGAGGAGATGGAGCCACCAGACGGACCAAACGCCTCGAAGCCAAGAACCTTGCCCTCTGGCGTGTTCGCCATCGACACTTCGGTGAAGACCTTGCCGCCACCGTCTGGGTCTGACTTGTCGATAGGCCAGAGGGCACTGACTTTCGTGAAGCCGCCAGGGTCTGCGTAGACGTCGACCTTCGCACCGCGAACATTGCCGCCACTGATCTTCACAACGTCGTCAATGCCGCCCAGACCAAGGGCAGACGCCGCCTTATCAAGACTGTCTTGAGACTCAACGGTCACGCTGGCTGGCTTCCCTGCACCAACACTGGGACCGGCAACACTGCCGCCGCCACCGTCCTTGTCCGGGGCCATCTTGGCTCCGCCACCGGAGCCGCACGAGTTGTCAATGCCGTTGCCCTCGCCGGTTGGGCAGAAGCCACGCTCCTCGGCCTCTCCACGAATGGCTCGCCACTCAACGTCAATGACGTCGATGATGTCGCGGTCAGAGACCTTGCTGCTGATCCTCTTGAATCGCTGCCAGCCGGAGTCCTCGTTGTCGCCAATGCGAAGGAACATCGGCATCGCACCGCCGTTCTCTTCCCACCAACGCTGGCCTTCTTTCGTATCGTATAGGCTCTGAATTGTCAGGGCACCTTCGCTCTTTTCCTGCTTTGCTCGATCCGAAAGAATCTCATCGGGGAGATTGCTTCCGTACTTCTCGAAGAAGCCAAGCCTGATCGAGTACGTGGGGGTGATCTTGTTTCGCGGGATGATGCCATCGAAGCCAAGCCGAGGCCAAATGCGGTAGCCCTTGAACTCATCGTTCGAGTCGCTGCCAGCCGCGAGCATCCCAACCTCTTCAACGCCCGCCTTCTCCGCCTCGTTGATGCTCTTCACAACTCCAGAGTAGAGTCCGCGAGCAACGGCGATCGGATTGTCTCTCTGTGCTTCAGGCGCAACGCTGAACATCACGTATGAGAGGAGTAGCTCATCGTCGTCAGTGCGAGAGAGAGTCGCCGCAGTTCCGATGGCATCCTCGACGCCCCCGAACGGCTGCTTCGACACGACAGTCACGCTCGATTCTAGATCAGTCGCTCGCGAAGGATCATCAATCCAGCTAGTGATGTCCTTGAGGTTGCCGTGAGCTACCACGACGTTGGACTCTGGCGACAGATTGCCGCACACCTTGGCAGCTTGGTCTAGAGTGACGCCAACTTCCTTGAGCGAGGCGGAGAGTGTCCTGCCATTGAAGATGGTGACGGTGTTCACCTCGGCCAGCGAGGGGGCTGGCGGATTGCTCCTGAGATTCTCTGCGTTGTAGACCGCAGGCTCGTCGCTCTTCTTCCATGAGGTTCCGCCGCCGCCGCCGCCCATCGTGGACGAAGGGGAACGCATGGCACCGTCAATGGGATTGCCGAATGCGTCAGACGGAGAGCCTTCGTCTTGGCACTTGTTGCCGGGACCGAAGATTCCGCCGGGGCCGCGACCGCAGTCTATTCCGTCTCGGGACTCGACTTGTCCTAGTACAGTTCCGGAGCCTCCTCCGGACTGTCCTTGTACCACTCCGGATCGAGAGTCTCCCCTCGCTCCGACGCTACCTTTTCCGCCCATCGGCGAAACGCTCGAAACGCTTGGAGCTTCGACCCTTTTGCCGGAATGTCGACTCTCTGAATGTTGCTGCTCACTGGCGGTCTCCTTATCCAGACAACTATAGTCCTGCGATTCCGAAAACGCAAACGAGCGGACGGTCTTCTTGCCGTGCTTCTCAAGTTCGTGCCCCTGATCTCCTAGATCAGACTTGGCTCGCTCAAATCTTTCGTCCCAGTCTTTTGGTTTTCGCGAGTCTCCGGGTTCGTAATGAACATAGGTCGTGTTGAAAGTGGCGAGATTGAAGACTGCAAGCTGACCAGACTTTCGGCCAGTCTCTAGTGCCTTCTCCGCGTCTTGCGGCTCGAAGCGAGTGGCGACGTCAAAGTAGAAGTCGTCGCCGTCGAGCCAGCCACCTAAGAACCTGTCGCTCCGGCCAAGCAGTAGGTCGGAGTTGTTGTCGATGAACTCCTTGACCTTGGTTGCAGACGATGCGGTGCGAATCGTGGCGGCGTTGATCCGCATCGACCTCACGGAGTCGTTCTGGAACTCAGAGACCATGATGCCGTCTTCTGGCTGCTCGACGTTTCGCACGTCGAGAGTGAAGCCGTCAGGAGAAGACGCGATGCGATCGATGAGCTTGTCGTAGTCGATCGAATCCGCTCCACCCTGCTTGCTACTGCAAGAGTTTGTGACTCCGTTACCTTCGCCGTTGGGGCAGAAAGCACGCCCTTCCTCGACGCGATCCTCTTTGTCGGTCGGCAGCTTGACCGCCATCTTCCTTGCGGCGATCGCCATCTTGTTGAGACGCTCGGCGTCCTCGTCCCACCACTTCGAGAGATCGTCGGCCATTACTTGCCCTTTCGTTTCCAGATGCGAGTGCCTACCAACGCACCAGACTTCACTCGCTCTGGTGCGGATGACTCCTTGACCTTTGACTGAGCGAACTCAGCCAGACTTGCGGAGTCGAGTTCGAGTGCTTCCTTTGGCACGCCGGGAATCTGCTTAGGCTTCCCCGTGTTGTCTAGGAAGACAAACGACGCAGATGGGTTGTCCTTGTTGGCCTGATGAAACGCATGATGATTCTTCGCGCCGATCGCGTAGCTATCGGCAAACACCATCGCGTCGACCATGCGGCCGTCCTTCGGGTCGGCTGCTCGCTTCACGACGCCGCGATCTGGGTCGGCCCACTGCACCTTCGGGTCGGCGTGAACGAAGACATAGTTGACCTTCAGGCCTCGATCCTCAGCCTCTTTCAGAATCCACGGGTTCTCGGTGGCGTTCTGATCGCCAGCACTGTCCCACACAGCCTTGGCCTTTGACTTCATCGCCAACGCGTCTGGGTTGTTCTTAAGAGCAAAGCCCTTGCCAGCACCGCAGCCGCCGACAGTCACGAGAATCTCGTCACCCTTTGAGAGCGTATCGAGGTGCTGAATGAATGCACGCTTCGCGATCGCGTTGGCAGTCTGATGCAAAGCGACGTTGAGAGTCGCTCGGTTGTTCGCACGAGTGTCGGGGTCTGGGTGAGACCACGCGTCAGTCAGGCACTTCGCGTCGTCCGTGCCGAAGGTCGGCGGATCGCCCATGCTTTTGACAAGCTTGAGGAACTGAGAAGAAACGCCGTCAGGGTCTGACTGGAAGTGCTTCATAAAAGCGTCTTCGACAGACCTCTCGTGAGGCGTGAGATTCGGAACGCGTCCCACGTTTGGCGGAGGCGGAACTTCCATCGCAGGAACGCCAACGCGAGCAGCGTCGGTCACGCCGTCTTTGTTCTTGTCAGACGTGACGTCGATGGTGGGGCATGGGGCAGGGCAGGAGCCGCCGCTTCCGGATGTGGTCTTGTCGGCGTCCGGGCTGGCGTGACTTCCATCGCTCGAACTGCACGTGTTCTCGATGCCGCCACCTTCGCCCGTTGGGCAGAAGCCGCGAGACTCAATGCCCCACGAGCCGACAGCGAACATCTCGTCGGCAGATCGGTAGTGCGTCTTGGCGTTGCGTGATCCGTATTGAGGTTGGCGAGTGAAGACTGTATTGCCAACGCTCAACGCGTCAGTGCCGCCCTTGACCTCTTGGCCGGTCGTCTTGTCGTAGAAGTAGACAGCCTTCTGCGGGTCGTACCCAACCGGCGTCCACGAGTCGATGTCGGATGGAATGTCCCTACTCTTGGAGAAGCTTCCGTTCACCGTCGCGAGCGGGGTCTTGCTTTTTCCTTCCGCAACTTGCTGTGCCCTGTCTTCGTCATTCGCAGAGAAGCGAACCGGGCCGCTCAGTCTCGCCACGGAATCGTATCCGAGGACAGGCCCAAAAGACTTTTTGTTGTCAGGGTTCTTGCCCTCGTGAACAGTAACCACATAGGTCTTTCCTTCTGATTTTGTCCAAGCGGGGATGTCAATCCGGAGAGCCACTGGAGTGTTGTCCGGAATCTGCCTGCTCGCTCCGATCTTGCTTTGCTGAACGTCGTTCTCTTTGAGTGCAGAAGAAATCTCCTCGTCGCTCGGAACGCGAATAAAGTCAGAGTTCCTAGATTTGCCGACAGAAACGAATGGTCGATATCTCTCGAACTTCTCTTTGGCTTCGCTTGCGGTGATTGGCCCACCGCTGGCAGTCGCAGCACCGCCACCCGAATCCTTATCCGGACTATTCATCACCTTCGCGCCGCACGCGTTGTCGATGCCGCCGCCGGGGCCGGTGGAACAGAACGCTCGATACTCAGGGAACAGCACCTCAAACAGCGAACGGCCTTCGTTCCGCTTCTTGAGTCGCTGCGAAAGAGCAGCCATCTTCTTGTACTGCTTGTACCCGTCGGACTTCTTGTCCTTCAGGTCGAGAGTCATCGCCATCGACTCGCCATTCTCGTTCCACCACTTCTTACCGGCGGGAGTCGAGATCAGTTGCTGGATCGTGACCGGGTCATCGTGAGGAACAATGTCCTTCGGGATGTTCTCTCGAATGTCTGGGTATAGCTCGGCATCGAAGCCGAACTGCGGCCAGAGTCTGTAGCCCTTGAACTCGTCTTCAGAGCTACCCATCGCGAACGTCTGTGCGTAGCTGAAGCCTGCCTTCTCTGCGGCAGCGAGCGACTCCGGGAATTTCTCAAGGAGAATCGAACTCATCCGGGCGGCGTCTTCGCCGGAGAAGTTGGCAGTTCCAGACGCGGAACTGGCGTGCATCGTTCCGTAGTCGACATACTTTTTTCCCTCCGGGTCAATGCCCAGAGAGACAGTGCTGCTCATCGATCCAGCCTCTTCGTTGTCTGGATCAACCGGCACCTCAGACATGACGTGAATCTCTCTGCCCTCTGCGTGCGATGGTGCGATAATGCTGACGAACGCGCCACGAGTCAGACCTCCGCCAACAGCCACCACGTCCGTGAGACTCTTGACCTTCATGTTCTTCATCGCGTCTGCGACGGCCTTCGGCTTCTCGATGCTCAGCGACTTGATGTTCTCGCCGCCGACGACAGGACTCTTGCCCTCGCTCTCGTCGGGCTTGTAGCTGTACTCGCGGTCGGCGGTCTTCCACGAGTTGTCGACCTTGGCCGCACCGCTCGAACTGCACGAGTTGTCAGTGCCTTGCCCTTCGCCGGTTGCACAGAAGGCCCGGCCCTCGATCGCGTCCTCCCAGTCGGCGGACGCCTCCTCGACGGCTTCTTCCATCTCTGGCTCAGCCTTTGGCGTCGAGGCCTCGCCTTTCGGGGAGGCGATCGGTGCCTTGCCGGTCTTCACCTCGGGGAGACTTGGCGGGCCACCCGGAACCGGAGGCGGCGGTCCACCACCGGGCATGCCCGGCATCCCGCCCTCTGGCTTGGGCTTCGTGGCGTCTTCGAGGGTCTGCATATTCATCGCGACGAAGTGGTGATCGCCGATCTCGCCAAGAGGCTTCAGGCCTTCGGCGCGTCGGCAGTCGTTGATCGTCATAATTCCAAGCGAGGTCATCGTCGAGTAGTAGCTGGCCCGCTGTTGCGAGTTGGCACGAAGTAAGCCACGCACGTCGAACTTGGCATAGTATTCGTCGTCGTTGTAGATCAGCGAGCGGCTGATCGAGGACTCGATGCGGTTGAGCCACGGCATCAGGGTGTAGGTCACGAACTCCTGACCCTGCACTTCGAGGTCGCCGCCGGGCGTGCCCTGAATCAAATGTTGCGGTATGCGATAGACGCGGCAGATTTCCTCGGTCTGGAAGGACCGGCTGGCGGCGAACTGGCTGCTCTCATTCGTCATTCCAAGCTCGACGGCCTTCATGCCGCCAGTGAGAACTGCGGTTCTGAAGGCTCGCTCGCTGCCTCGATGGAGTCTCTCCCAGTTGTCTCGAAGACGCTCGGCTGCTTCAGCGTTAAGAGTGCCGTCCGTCTGGAGAACCACGCCCGGCCTCGCGCTGTTTGCCCAGAATCGAGCCGCGTGCTGCTCGCATGCACGAGCCAAGCCGATCGCCTCTCGTGCGATCTCCACCGGGACCATGCCCTTGATGCCGTCCTGCTCTGGAGTCCACCGGCAGTGCATGATCTGGTCTTGGTTGTAACGCTCCAGTCGACCAGTCTCGGGGTCTGTGTAGCTGTAGCGAAGCCTGCCGTTCTCAAGTCTCTCAACCTCCATCCGGCTCGGATGGAGGTTGTCGAGGTGGGAAACACTTCCGTACTGACCGCTGCGAATGCGAGTGTAGGAGTTACCCCAAAGGGCAAGCGTCATCACGATCTGCTCAAAGAACTCCTGCTTCGTCTGCCAGTCGTTGGGCCGGAAGGTCAGAACTTTGTAGAGCGGGATTTCCTTCGCGATCTCGTCGCCACCGTCCGCGTTGCGACGATAGACATGGAGAGGCAATCCAGAAACCGTTTCCGCCAAAATGCGGCAGCACGCGAGGACGCACGTTGACTGAAGGGCGGTCTCTGGCGTGATCCTGATGCCGCTATCGGTCTTCCATTTGCCGAGGTACTTGTCGTCAGAGAGGAGGAAGTTCTCCCACGAGATGCCTCGAACCTCCGGCTGCTCACTGCCACGCTCTGGGGTCCAGACCAGATCGCTGAGAACGCGTTCCTCGCTCATAGCACGAAAATCTCCGGTGCGATCGGGGCAGGAGCCAACTCGGCGTCACTGGCAACAGCCAGAGCCATCACCAGTGCGACGATCCCGTCCACGCGGGCTGGCGAGTGTGAGGATGGCTTCACGATTTTGATGTATCCGTCTGCCGTCTCTCGCACTGTGGCATTCGATGCCATCCAATCGAGGACGGGATTCTCATTGGTTCGCAAACGACCCTGCGAAACGAGAGTCTCTAAAAGTTTCGTCGAGGGGGATAAAGAAGTCGCCGACTGTGAAAACCCTAGCATGCGGATGCCCTCCGCCTGAAGTTGTTGCGACAGGTAGTGGCTGTTGTGAGGGTCGGTGGCGACAACCTTCACTGTCCGCTCCTTGCAGAAGCTCAGGATGTCGCGGCGAATGAACTCGTAGTCGGCGACGTCGCCGGGAGTCAGGCAGACGCCGGTTGAAGGGTCTTTCTGCCATTGAGTCCAAGGGACGTTCTCGGTGATATCTCGTTTGGCTGCGTTATCGGCAGGAATCCAAAAACGACACATCACGTCCCAGACGTCATCGCTGCCACGGCTGACCGCCACAAACGCGTTGCAGTCCCAAGTCTGGGCCAAGTCGAGGCCCGCGTACCAGACCCTCTTGGAGCCGAAGTCTTCAGTCTTGCCACGGCACTGCTGCCACTGGGTCAGGTTGAAGAATTTTTCAGAACCTTGAACCCAAATGTTGAGTCGATATCGGAGGAAGCTCGACAGCTTAGTCTTTGCGGACTCAGCCTCCTTCACGTCTGCCTGAAACGAGTCTTCGTCCATCGTGACGCCGAACGACGGGTTCGCAGCCGCCCAAACACTTGGGCTTCGGTAGTCGTCGTCTGGTGCAGCCGCGCGGACATACGCGAAAAACTGGGGGTCGAAGTGCGGATCGACCATGCACTTCATCGCGTGTTCGTGCTGCTCGTAGCAGATCGAGGCCCGGTCCGCACCGGCCGTCGTGATGCTCAGGATGAGGCTCTGAGTTCTGGAAATGCCGCCGTACCTGATCGCGTCGAATAGGCGGCGATCCTTGGCGGAATGTAGCTCGTCATAGCAAAGGCTGTGAATGTTCAAACCCTCAGCCCGGCTCGAATCGCTGGAGATCACTCGCCAGAAAGAGTTAGTGGGCACGCACGTGATGGTCTTGCGACTCTCAATGATCTCCAGCCTGCTCGACAGGAACTTCGAGGCCCGGACAAGCTCGACCATCTGCTTGTAGACGATGCCTGCCTGATCGCGGCTCGTCGCACAACCGAAACACTCAGCGGATGGCTCGTCATCCGCGAAGGCTGTGTAGAGCGATATGCCGCTCAGCATTGTGCTTTTGCCGATGGCTTTGTCTGCCCCCGCCAGCGTCAGCCAGCGGGGGCCAGACATTCTTTTTGGGTAATTCGATGTAGCCGATGCGGTATTTCCGCGTGTCGGTCTCCACCTTCATCCACCCAAAAAGTTCTTCAATTACATCCTCTCGTTGCCAATCGAGCAGAGTGAATGGCTTGCCAGCGAACTTGCCCTTGGAGTGGACAAGAAAGTTCTCGAAGAAGCTGACGGCGTGGTCGGCTTTTCGCTGGTCGAAGTAGTAGTCGAGACCCTGACTAAGCGCGTCTGCTTTTGACAAACGCGTCAAGCGGATCGGCGGGGGCAGCGGCATCCGTTACCTTGAGACTAGACCTCGCTGCCGGAGTCATGCCGAACTGCTGCTCAAGCTTGAGCAGATCGCCCGGCAAACTCTTGAACAGTGACCCCTCTGCGGTCAGTTGGCTGTATCCAGTCTGCGTCACTTGCGTCATTCCGTTCTCGCGAACGTGCTTCACCACGATCATCCATTGCTCGTGGAGCAAGCAGTACCTCTCGATCGCGCTGCGATCTGCGAGAGTGAACACGCCCATCTTAGTGAGCAAGTCTGTTAGCTCCAACCATTTTTCCACGCCCACCTCGCTGAGAGTCGCAGGAGGCGTGCAGTCGGCCGGTGGCGGCTGAGGCTCATCAGTGTTGATCGGTCTCTGGCCGGGGTTGCCGCGAACGATCTTGATGGCTGTGGGGATCGGCGGGCGACCCATGTTTCGGGGGCAAAAAGCCCCTCCTGATTTTTTTGCAGCCGCTCACGATTCGG